AGTCCTCAAGCGTTCTAATGAATGGCATGGTTCCTATCTCATCAGCAGGTCTATAAGTAGATGTCATATCGAACCCAACGAACTTCTCGATGTACGACTCAATTGCAGAGGCGTGAGCCTGCTTAACTTCTTCACTTGAGTTAGGTATACCCCCAAGCTCTCGCTCTGTCTTACTGAGCTTATTTAGCACCCTATCGGGCCTGTTCAATGAGAACGCTCTGTAGCCCCTGTTCTTAAAGTGGTACAGTATACGTGCCTTGTTGTTCTCTGCAAGCACTGGCATCCCATAGAAGATGCATGCCATCAGCACATCCTCAAAGAATATCTCAGCAGTCTGTGGTCTAGCAATGTACTCTAAGAAGAACTGATTGGCAGGAGCATCGTCCATGTGGTACTTAGTCATACCATGCAGCGATCCATTAGATCCTCTCCCACCTACTACAGCAGAGATGTCATACGGGTCACAGCCAAATGAGCCAAGGTGTTCATTCCCAGGGTACTTCATTCCATTCCTGGTTATCACATTGTTCTGCATATTAGTAGGAGGGACCCAGCTAATTAAGAACCTACCACGCTGGTCAGGTGTCCATATAACCTTAGTGTCCTTCTCACCATCCTTCCAATGAAACCCACCACGTGTAACCATCTGCCCCTCAATCATAGAGTCGTTGTAGTCTATCTGCTGATAGATCTTGGTCAAGTTAAAGATAGATGACTTACTCTCGTCCCTGAACGCATGTGACTCTGTCCTAGGGAACTGTCTATAGAACTCGTTGAGTGCATCGGCATCATTCTTCAATGAGTCCACCTCAGCCTCCCAGTAGTCTATAGCACCGTTACGTATCATCTGGTTGTCAACACCCAGGATAGGAGCAGCAGGCTTTCTAAGTATAGGCATGCCGTACCTATCAATGAATCCCTCCATGTTCCACTCCATCGGTATAAATAGAGAGTATAGTCCACTCTTAGTTTGTCCATTCGCATTCCTGTTTAATACATTTGAATCCTCGTATAGCTTCTTGTAGTTGTCCCCACCCTTGCTCAATGCATTCGATGTAGATCCCATCATGCACTTGCCAATAATCTTACTGCCTACCCTGAGACAGGTCTTAGTTACTCTCCAGTTGTTGAGGATATTGTTTGGCTTAGTCCACTTAGCACTCTCATCATGCGCTAAGAATAGTAGCTTCTCACCATCGTAAGAGTTCTCCTCAGTGTTCTTCCAGTCAATGGTGGTATCTAGGCCAAGCACATCATTGTCATTTGTGTTGGCCATGTTCTTCTTAGTAATCTTAGATGCTGGTACCCGGTACGCAAGCTCAGTCTTTGGCTTGTCCATACCATCCATGATAGGTCTGAAGAAGAATGGTAGCCTGCTATTAATTGGTACCACCTTGTCAGTGAACATCTTCTTAGCATCAGCACCTGTCTTAGATAGTATACCAACACGAGAGTCACGAGCAAGAGTGGCTATGTTAACACACTCTGATGATGACATGAACGAGAACCCTGAACGTCTAATCTTTAGATAGATCATACCAAATGACCTTGGGTCAGCACGGCAAGCTTCCCAGAAGATAAAAAATATCCTGTTGGCTTCACGGTAGTCTGCGTACCCTACGTCAATGCTTGACCACTGCAAGTACATGTAGTGAGATCCTGTTATGTACGTTGGCTCACCATCATTCATGAACCACATGCCATCCTCACGCCTATTGAACTCCTCCTCAATGTAGTCTACCCAGCTGTCCTTAAACTCAGTAGGCATCTCATTCCAGTGGAAGATTGACTGTATCTTTAACAGCTCCTTAGGTAGCTCCTGTCTCTCCCAGTACTGATCCCTAACGCTCTTGCTCCTTGAGAAGCATTCTTTAGGTGCCTTAGGCAAGGCAATACATAGCCCTGAGATATTTATGATATCACCTATCTCTCCGGTCCTAGATATAACGACCATGTCGTACTGCTCATTGTAACCGTACAGCCATGTCCTTCCGCTGTTCTTCTTACTAAGAGCATTCTGAGGAACGTAGTCCTTAACGATTCGATATAGACCTTCGCTCTGCAAATCCTTGTTTGGTTTCTGTTCTGTTAACTCCCTTATCCAACATCTCAAGAGCTTCACGCTCAGCCTCTATCCTATTGAGAATCTCAAACGCATCAAAGATGGCTAACTTCTTTGTAGCTGCGGCATTCTTTAATCTATCAGCAGATAGCTCATCCTCATTGTCATGCTTGATGATCGCCTCCTTAGCCACCATAATAAGCTGCTCTACAGCCTGGTGACCTGCCTCAATTATCTTTAGCTTTATCTCTCTCATAGCTTGATGGTTATCTGGTGGTCATACATCCTGTACAGCTTCTCTCCATCCACATCAAACTCATACTCACTGTCAGGCTTGAAGCAGACTAGGTCCCCAGCTTTCACGCCTTGTTGTACAAGGTACTCGTTAGGGTACACCATCTCACCCATGAGTGGCTCGTGAGTGAATGGCTTCTTAATATACGAATCAATTGCAAGTATTGGCTTCACAAAGCAGTACCTGTCATAAGTGTTCCACGTGCCGTTTCTACGGTACATGAAAAACTGATCAGGTTCAATGAAGAACTTATCATCTCTAAAAAATGCACGACCGCTCTTACGTCTACCCCTAATATCGTTATAGAACTTAAAGGCATTGTGGTGTACTAGTAGTGTATCACCTACCTGAATAGGACCATCGTATCCGTATGGCACCTCAATCACCTCACCATATCTGTTGGAGAACTTGTGGTCCTCCTCTGATGTGTTAACAATGAACTCAATGCCACCAATATCCTTGGTGTTGTTGTACCGCTCACCCTTCACAGGTGTTACGATAAAATCAAATGGAGACTGCATTAGTAGTTTATATTGTATTCAATTGCAATAGGCATGGTATAGTTGAATTCCTTCCACATTACCACCTCCTGCTTATCGTTTATAATATAGATCCTAATTGACCCTGTGTCTATGACAAACTTAATGAGATGAATCTCATGGCTGTCACCAAGGACCTTCTGCCCCACAATGTAATGCATTGAGCTGCCCTTGTAATCTGGGCCTACCGATATCTTTCTTATGTCCATTAGATTAAATTTAATTGGGGAGGTGTTTAAAACACCACCCCTAGTTGACCTGTTCCTGTGATTCGGTATACGTTGCCTACCACAAGGCCCCCAGCTAGTGCTGCTGTGTTGTTAGCGTAGACAGGTACATTTGGTAGAGGCATTGATAGTATGCTTCCGATAGTATAGTTCTTAGTGATATTGCTATCCTGAGTATCAGTACCGATTAACTTATCGCTGTGAGATAAGGTAGCATCTGTAGAGTATGTGCTTATTTTTGCCATGATTATTCTTCGGTTACAATTGGCTCAGGAGATGGTGGCACATAGTCACCAGTGATGGTTAGGTTCAGCTCTGCTGCTACCCAGTCCCATGCGAATTCGTCTTGATTCCATTCTTGGTATGCTTCACCAGTCATGCTCAAGTTTCCTTGTGCCACTTGTTGAGATACATACCCCTCTGCTGATTGAGATAGTAGTTGATAATAGAATGTCGCACTTGTTCCTAGTGTAACATTTACAGCGTAAGCGTTTAAGATAGTTGCCTCTACTGTTTGTCCGTTGTCCCAGATTGCTACTGGAGAAATTGTCTTCATGATAATTTATTTTTTAGTTCTTGTATTTGTACTTGTTGTTCTTGTATTGCTTTAGTAAGCATTGCAATCATTGACCTGTCGGAAATTCCCCAAGGTGTATTTTTGTCTTGTGGTGTATTTGCCGCCTCTTCGCCTAAAGCCTCGTTAACTTCTTGAGCGTAAAAACCAAGTTGTCTTTTATTTGTAGGTAGTCCGCTTTTTTCATTCCAATAAAAATAACGAGGTTTTAAATTAAGTACTTTTTGAATTGCTGAATCAATAAATCCGTCATCTATTTTATAACTTAAATCGGAAACAGTTGACAAAGTGCCAGAGGTTGCGGTTACCGAACCAGTGCCAAGACTTCCAAAGGTTGCCGTGCCTGTTGTTACGGCTAGGCTTAACGCTACGACTGAACCTGTTGCAATTTCATAATTATTTCCACCAGTATAAGGCCCCATTCCAGCCGTCCATTTATTTGAGCCGCTTCTATTAAAATATAAATAGGCTCCAGTTGCCCCAACTGCTCCAGTTGTATTAAAACCAATCTGAGCGTTTGAACTATTGTTTATAAAAACATCGCCATCAACTCTTAATTTTCCTCCGCTATCCGATGTCGTTCCAATTAGCACGTTGCCGCCAGTTGCACCCATTATTACATTATATGTAAGTGCATTTACAAATAGCAAATCGTCTCCATTATTTCCCTCAACTCTAAATCCAAAATTTCCGCTT